TGCAGTCTGCCCAAGGGATAAACGTAATCAGATCTTTGATAGGCTCAAAGAAGTAAGGAAGGGCGCCCATGATTACGAAGTTAATCTTTCCTAGCTTTACCATCTGAATTATCCAGTCAATCCATACGGGGTACCAATCGCCAGGAAGTGGTTCAACGCCGTTTGGAAACTGAGGGCACTTTGGTACTGGGTTACGATAATGCTGTGGGGCGCCAGAATACAGAATAGTTGGCTTCGTTAGGTCAGACTCCATCGGTTTCTTGCGTTCTGCAGACCAGAGATAGCGGGGAACAACGTTCTTTATTACTCGAACAGCATGATAATCAAAGTGTTTCTCGATGGAATCCTTTAACCATTCAGTAGAAACAACGACTTCATCAAGCAATTCGAGAGCACGCTTCATGTTTTTCTGCATTCCCTCAGTGTTTTGCATATTGAGAGATGCCATGTTGTAAGGCGGAATGAACTCTCCATTGGAAACCCAGCACAAATCATCCCACTCACCGACTAACTTATAGCCAAATTTGGGCTGAGCGCCCTTAAGTTGTGTTAGAACAGCAAGATCTTGGTCAGAAATTGGGCGTTGCCAGAAGATACAGCGGGTTCCTGCCAACCAGTTGGGATCCAAAATAGGGTTTGGAAGGAGAATAGGCGTGATACCTGACTGTTCCAAGCCAGCAAGATACTGCGCATTCCAACGTAGTCTGTAATGTGAACAACCTGATGTATCGCGGAAAATGATCTGAACTACAGCACCGGGCGGTGTAAAAGATAGCATAAATGTCCTCCGTTCTATTTATCAAAAAAACTGCAGAGACCCACATGGCCTACTGCAGTAAGTGAGATACTGAAAAGGATACAATATGTATAAAGACAGAAAAACCCCGCAACCTTTCGGCTACGGGGGTGTGTGAGGAGGGAGAATTAAAATTCTCTGCGGAGGGAGCGGTAAATAGACTGCTTATAATGTTAAAGAAATGCTCCCGTCCGCAAACTGTTATCTTGCTTGCTGACCCTGAGGAACAGGGTTCATCGGTGTGGGAAAGTTGCCGGTCTTAGCAAATCCTAGCCACTGACCCCACTTCAAAGTACCACCTGCTGCCTTATATTGACGGTAAGGTTCCTTATACTTGGAAAGTCCTGCGCCGCCTTCCTTATGGCGAGTATACTTGCGCTTCTGAGGCTGTTCAGAAGGAACAGCGTTTCCCGGGACAGCAGGAGTCAGCAGGAACTGTTCCTGTGTTTCTGCAGGCATCATCTTTGCGAGGAATGCATCAATCCTCGGAAGATTTTCAATAGGTTGCTGGTCAAAGCTAGACGTGAAAAGTCTGAGCTTACGCTTAACCTGTTCAATGTAGTTTACGAGTTCTTCGTTGTTGGAAATTGCCATAGTGTGTTTCTCCCTTGTTTTAGTTTTTTTGTTGTTTTTTCCGATTTCTGAAAGTTTCTGAAAACCTTCAGGTGTTAAGTTATGTTTGTGACGCATTTTTGATTTAAGCGCTTCATGCTCTTCAGGAGTCATGTTCGCATAACGTCTTTTATGTGATTCTGAAATCTTTCTTGCTCGCTCAGCCCTTTGTTCAGGTGTAAAAGTAGGTTTCTTTCTTGGCTTTCCTTTCATCAAGGCAGAATGTGCTGCTTTCTGTTCAGGCGTCCATTTCCAGTGCATGCCTTTGTTCATTGTTTAATCCTTCTTAGATTAGTTAAAAGACCTAGAAATGTTCTTTTTCATTTCTGTATAAAGCTCATATACGGGGTCGGATGTTTTCGGCAAATCTTTCCAAAAAGTTGGTTTGTAGCTTTGAATACAAATTCCGTCAGAGTCACAATCATAATACTTAGTAACGCCATCTTTATTAAGAAATTTGAAATTACACCAACAATAATCACCAGCACATATACTGTCATTTCTACCTGAATATGTTATTTCAAGCGTCTTGCTATCAATGCCAAATACATATTCCTTTTTTGTTGTAAAATCCTCGTCATCGTAAGTTTCTTCAAATGAAACAATTTTCTCTTTGATTTTTCCATCGGTGTTCTTTACAATTTTTTCACCAAGATATTCTATTTTGAGGTCTGCAGATGCAATAGCAGCGAAAGCAAGTATCAAAATTGCCAGTTTTTTCATTGTTTTCAACTCCTTACCAAATTGCGGGAATAGCGACTGTTCCGAGCCAAATACCACCAAGAATAACACCTGCAGCGATGCCGCCAAACAGAAGCGCGTAACCGAGTTGAATTGCGAAGTTTTTCATTGTTTGTCCTTGTTGTTTTGTTTACGTAGATAATTTAACAATTTTTGACCCACTTGTAAACCCCAAAATAAGGAAAAATTTTGGATTTATTACACTTTTTGCGAAAGCGTCTGAGAACCCAAAATTAGGACTGTTTCTGGCAAATTGTCCGTATTTGACGAAAATTACACAAAAAATGTAATAAACTGACGTATTTTGATGAAAAATGGGCGGTTTTATTACACAAAATATCGGTTTTTCGCTGCGATTATGTCTAATTTCTTGCTTTCTTTCTGCTCCAGTTTGAGTACTTTCTCAACTTCTAACTGATTTTGCCCAATTAAGTCATTTAAAGCACCATTGTCCATAAAAGCATAGTTGGCCTGTAGAAATCTGCAGAAATTGGGCATCTGTTCACTGTAAACTTTAGTAAACTGTCTGACTGCGTGATTGAGATTCTGAATACGAGTACCAACTTCAATAGCACGATTGTAGGAATAGAACTCCATGTAAGCCTGACGTAGCAGCTCCCACTCCTTTACGAACTTTGATTTGCTGTATCTGAAATAGACATCCAAAGCAAATTCGTTGGTGCCGTTCTTTGTAGCGAACTGTCTCATTTTTCTACCATCAATGTAAGGTGATTGAGAGTGAGGTCAAATATTAAAAGCCCTTCTGCGCGTCGCTCTAGATAGTACGCAGGATTTTGTTTTAAGTGGTATAGGGTAATACCGATATTTTCTTTTGACGTGCGTAGGGCCACGAATGTGCCTTTTTTCAGGTGGCGCTTAATTTGTCTTTTTATATCCTTCTTTTTCATTTCATTCTCCATTTCTTTGGTGCGTTTCTAATGTCTTCAATATGTTGTTTGACTCGTTGCTTATGTTCAACGTAGATAATCTCATCTTTATTATTGTCTAAGATCTGATTGAACTCAGGTATGTAAATATCGTCTTTGCAGGCAAGGATCTGGGCTGATATGTTTGGCATCTGGTCTTTATAGGCGATAGCGAACTCCTCAAGGAATTCCGAGAAGTATTTGTCGTCTATCCGGTTTATGGCTGCATCGTAACGATTATCATAACGGGCCTTTAAGGTCTGAGTCATGTTGTAAATGTCAAGATGTATGTTTTCTCCTAAATTCATATTTTTCTGCGCTATGGTCAGTGAAAGTCCCGGGAATGTGTCTGTCTATACATTTTTAATGGATAGCGGACACATTGTAATTAGTATTTTATAAAAATAGAAATTACAGAGTGTCCGGCTGTAGTAAACTACATACAGACACTCTCCTGTGTATTTTCGCCACTATTGATGACCCGCTTGCGGCGGTAGATGATGCTGAGACTGTTGCATTTTGCTTTGGACAGCAACCTCTGAGCCTGCTTAGCATTGAGCCATGAATACTTTCTAATTTCTTGTTCTCCAACTCGTTTTGCCCAATCCTCGAGTTTTTCAGACATGTCAAGTCGTATCTTATACGGAAACGATTCTTGATCTTCCTTAAACTGAGTAAAAGCATATCTCCTTTGATTTTCGTCAACATATTTCTTTTGAACCTTCAACGGAATAAATCTATTCAGAACTTGACGTTGAGTGGAATACTTTGCTATCTTCTTACTGAAGAACTTTTCATAAGCAGCGGCCTTGTCTTCATCAGGCAATTCTTTATTGTCTTCATACAGCAATAGCAACTCCTTGTGAATTCTCAAAATCCTACCATAGTCATTGTCATAAAGACTGATTCTCAATATCTCATTCCATTTCCAATTGTCATTTTTCTCACCAGCAGCCAGACAACACTTAGCTGTAATGCTACGGTCCAGTACTGTCTTATCAAGTTTCAGACCAGCTAGATCCGCCATCATCCAATTCCAAGTCATTCCAATTATTATACGAAAGGCATTCGTCAACTTATTCTCATCATCAATACGATTCCAAATGCCATCATGGTCAATGAATTTCTTTGAATAGAACAACTGAAACAGTGGAAGTCCATAAAGTTGTGGTTCTTTCCCAACCTGTTTCTTGAGAGCAGATAAGTTGTCTGGAACCCAGACATCTATATCTTTACTCATGTCTACTCGCTTTCTGCTTCCTTTTGATGTCTTCTAACAGCAGCCTCGTGAATTGCTTTACCGCGCTTCTCGATGACTTCTGGTGTATTCAGCCATGTAGGCGTTAGATTGCCTTTCTTACGGCGAGTTTCCATAGCCTTCTGTCTTGCTTCAGGCGTATGACACCATGTTGGAGTGACAAATTTTCTATTAAGTACATTCTCTGTGCGTGAAACCCAACGAAGATTGTCAAGACGGTTGTCAAACGGATCTCTGTTGATGTGGTCAACTTCATTACGAGGTTCGCCGCGTTCATCAACAGTCTTATCCTCACCAACCCAAGTCAACAGAACAAGTTTGCCAAGATTGACAACTCTTACTGCTTTCTTGCCGTTTTTCGTGATGTAGTTTTCGCCTGTGCAGACCATCGCTTGAAGCGGATAGCCGTGCTTGTTGTAATTTTTGATACCTTCTTTGATAGGTCCAAAGACACCTTTTACTTTTGTGAAGTAGGAACCTTCTTTACTAACAAAGAAACGCGGATGGTTAGGACACTGCTTGAAGTCCACACCATTGATGTTATAGATTTTCTGTTCGGTCATTGTTATATTCTCCATATTCTATATATAACACAATATAATAAAAAATTCCCAAAATGTCAATGGTTTTTTGAAAAATCTTTCCTAAATATCTGAGTTGTAAATATCGAGTTATATTCTCAACATCAATTCATCTCAACGCAGCGGGTTTTTCCTTATCTTCCCCGCTGCGTTTTTCATTTTGGAGGACAAACATGGTTGATAAGACGAAAATAAGAAAAAGCCCAGAATGGAAGAAATTGAGACAGATTCTCATAGAAAGACAAAATGGGCTAGACCCAATAACTGGTAAGAAACTACGTAAGGGAGCTGCAGTCCATCACTTGTGTCAGGACCCAGAACAGTATGACAACTTAGACCCAGAAAGATTCATTCTCATAAACAGAGAAACACACGAATGCTGGCATTTTATGTATGGTCACACTGACAGACTCAAAGATTGGGTCAAGATTTTGGATAACTTCACGAAAAGTTTTAATAAGGCTGATGAATTCAATTAAACCTAGACGGTTTGCCTGAAAACCTGCGAGAAGAGGCATACGCGCCCACCAGGACCCTAAAATAAAATTAGCGAGTATTGACCCGCTAATGATAAAAGATGATTATAAGATGATCTAGAGCTATTATTTGAGTTCACTCAATTTTTTAGCGTCTCGCTTATCAGAAATGTAGATGACTGGTTCACCATTCTTGAACTTCATTCTGACATTGCATCTCAACTTGCAAAGATGTGGTTTGATGACTTCATTGACGAACTGTTCATCAGTTATCTCATCTGAGTTAAATCTGTCTAGTTTGGTGTATGTAGAACAAAGGACTATGCCTTCTTTCCTGTCATCACTGTCAATAAGACATAGTCTGATGTTTCCATCATCGGTCTTATCTACAACTACTTTGTATTTAAGTTCAGTGTCAAATCTTGATAGATCATTTATTTCCATTTGTACTCCTTTGTGTTTAATCTGCTACACCATTGTAGCACTTTTTGATTTCTCCAGTAATCTTGTCATAGCAAGTACCTCCGACAAACTTCTGATATTTCATCGGATAGTTATGCATGACATATACTGTGAATAGACGTTCAGCCAGCAGTGAGCAAGGCTTGTCGGTTCTGCCTATAGGCAAATTCATTTCTGCAAATACTGTATCCAACCAGTTTACATACAGTTCAAAATCGTGAGTCGGCATAATAAACATATTATGCACGAACAGTAGGTTGCCGTTCAGCATTCCTTCAACTGCATATCTGTATTCTGGGAATTTACGACAGACAGCGTCACATGCTTCCATAAGAAGATTCGGAATCTCTGGGTGAGAATTGACCCAAAGTCCTAGGTTAGTTCCATTGACCCAATACCATGTATGATAGACAGAATCCTTGTCAGTTATGCTGTCTTCTGTAAGGATCTGGTTAGTGTCTTTATGGGAAAGATGCCTTCTTGCTTGATAGATGCCGACCATTTCATAGCCATTTGCCTTAGCATCGTTTAGAATAGCGGGATAAAGATAGGTGTCGCCGAATACATCGGACATTTTGCTTGTGTTCTGAATTGCTTTAAATCCATCAGGCAATGTATACTTAATCTCAGATGGATCTTTACGATAAATCGTGTAGATCATGTTTGTCCTCCATTAGTATTATCTATACTGAAAGTGCGTCTGTTTGCTTGAAAGGACGGATCTTTGTGCCATTTGTCCTTAATCTTAGCAGAAATCTTTGCTTTCGTTTCAGGAGATAAAGGACCACGCTTCTGGCCACGCATTGTCAGTCCAGCTTTCTTGTGAGTTTCAGGCGTAATTCTTGACAACATAACTTGAGCAAGATAATGGCCGTTAATCTGAGCAGCGATGTTTGGCGCCAGATTCTTTGACTCATAATACTGGCATACAGCGTTGTAGATAGACTCTCTTGAATACGGTGAGCGCTTTCTGCCTTCTGGCATCAATCTTTTAGCGACTGTCTTTCTGACCCAAGTCAAACCACGAAGCAGATAATCTGGTTCTGCCTCGCATTCTTGGTCGAGAAATTCTTCTACCAATGTATAGTCAATCGGGATAGATCTTTTTGATTCCATTATATTCTCTCCATGAAAAAACCCATGCAAGCGGCATTCCGACAGTACATGGGCGAATTTTTCTTTTGCTATGTGATGAACTCGCCATCACAATCAAAATATAACAAAAGTTTTGTGTTTTGTGGAGTGCTTGTTTTTATTCCTATCTAAGGTTACGGTTAGGGTCATGAATCATAGCATTTAGCTGTTCTTCATAATCCTTGAACTGCGATGGAATAGCAGGGTTGTATCCGCGCTTCTTGAGTCTTACCCAATCAGCTAGTTCAGGTGATGCGAATACTTGTTCAAGCGAAGGTTTAGCGTTCTTTTGACGTTCTTTGTTTGCTTGTGAAATCATCAAACCCTTACCAGTCTGTCGAGATGTACCTCTTGCTGCTTCACGACCAACTCGTGCTGCACCAGTAGGTGCCTTGTATGAAACGACTTTAGCAAAGTTAGGATCAGACATCAAACGATTATAGCGTTCTATGCCTTCAGCAGTTTTCATCATGTTTGCTTTATCCTTTTCCCATTTCTTAAGGTCATTTGCGTAAGTCTCTTTCCATTTAGCGTCGGTTCTTGCTCGTGCATTAGGAGTAAGAGGAACGTTTTTGTCCATTAGTTCTTTAACTTCGCTCTTGGTAGCATTCTTTGCTACACGAGTTGTATTTTCTGCTTCCTTTGCTTGCTTGGATAGTACATTCTTTGCAGTTTCAACTTCGTCACCAAAGATCTTTGTTATCCAGCCTTCAGCAACATCACCAACTGGCTTACCAACTCGTCCACCGAATCCACCAGTAGCGACATCAACTGCCATCTTACCCATACGAGGAACGAGGTCAGTTACTGCACCAGCACCGGCGCCAATCAAAGGCATCGTTACGTTATGCAGTCCAAGTTCATTTCCTTGGTTGATGTCAGATGCAGCGCCAACGCCACCTTGAAGAGCAGCATCAGCAGCGAACAATGCAGCCTTACCAGCCTTAGAAGCAGCGGCGCCAGCTCCTGGGAACAAGTATGTACCAACGTTTGCTACGTCAAGAGCAACATCTGTATTGGTAATGTCTTCGCCCTTGCTCATACGGTTAGATACGTTCGGAGCGAGTATGTTCTCGTTGATGAACGCAGCAACAGGATTATCCTTCTTGTAGTCCTGATAGATCTTTTTCTTATCCTTCAGGATCTGTTCATTCATCAACTGCTTCATCATCTGCGAACGATCTTCCTTGTTTCTCCAGTTGAATTTCATGGATTCAGCAAGGCGACCCATCTGTTCGTTATTGTACTTCTGCCAGTCTTCAGCCTTTGGTTCAAATTTCTGGATTTGCGGAATGCCAGAAACAAATTTCTGTAGCTGTTCATGGTCAGGGTTATTCTTAGCATATTCACCAAAGGCATCATTGATACGCTGAAGAGCAGCGTCTTGATCTGCATACGAATAATTACCGCCGGAATTTCCAGCAATCTTTAGATCATCTTCAGTGATGACACCCTTAGCAATAGCAGCACGATACACGCCGGGATTGCTCTTGACGTGTTGCTGGAATTGTTCAGCGTTTGTTGCCATTCTTAACCTCCATTAAAACAGCTTAGATGCCCAATCGTCGTCAGCATCCTTTTGAGCCTGTTTCTTTTCGTTCTTTAGCTGCTGACCCTTACCGTGAAGTTCCCAAGCCCTTGCTTCAGATTCCTTCTTTTCCTTCTTACGCTGTTCGTCAATGAGGTCAATAGCTAGTAGCTTATCCTCATCGCTCATTTCGTCTTTATGTTCCTGAAGGTAATTACGCATAGATTCAGATGTTTGGTACTGCTTCATCAATGCAACTCTATTTGCAGAGTTTTTCTTGAATGCTTCAGCTTCCTGCTGTTCAGCAATGTTAGCTTGGTTACCTTGCATCTGTTCAGTAACCTGAGCAATCTTAGCATCAATAGCAGAAGTGTCACCACCTGCATTTTTGACCTTAGCTCTCTGCGTGTAAAGGTTGTTGATGTACTGAGCCTGAGCTTCAGGGTTCTGTGATGTAACATTTTTCAATAGTGCATCAGTTTCATTCACCAGATTGCTCTGTGCCTTCTTCAAGTCATCTGCACGCTGTGCCTTTGCTTCATCAATCTGTGCTTGCTGCATTTTCTGTCCTTGGTTCCAACGCCATAGAACAGACGGATCCTGCTGGTTAATCTTTTGCGATTCAAGCAAAGCAGCCTTATCAACATCGCCTTTCTTCAAAGCGTTGCCGATCTGACGATTCTTTGTGTAATCGTATACCTGTGTTCCGAACTTGAATGCATTCTGCAAGGCAGCAGCACCTTCTCTTGACTGTTGAGCAAGTTCCTGTGCGCTGTCGCGGAATGCCATCGGACTCATAAACGTTGGGACTATAAGATTGTTTAAAGCCATGTTGTTAAACCTCGCTATTATTTATCATTGAACGGAAATTTTTATTGTTTTGGTATTGACATTAACATATAAATTTTTTAATTTTTCTATATGAAAAAACAAATTCAAAACTTTAAAAAATACTGTCCAGATCGTTTTACGGAAATTGAAAATTATGAGCTTGCACTTGCTGATAATTTCGTTGGGTGGCATTGCCATCATAAACTTGGAGAATGCTGTTTTACAAAGGCTGAACTTAAACAGTATGGTCTCTATGAAAACAGAACGCCAGGTGAACTCATCTTTCTTACTAATACAGATCATGCCAGACTCCATCGTTCAAAACAGAAAATGACAGATGAACACAAGAGAAACATTTCAAAAGGTGTGAAAGGCAAAAAACGTTCTCTCGAAACGAGACTACGAATTTCAGCCTATCAAAAAACAAAAGTATTTGATGCAACATATAGAAACCACCTTTCCAAAAGCATATCAAAATCTGCTAAAAAGTTGTCAAATGATTACCATGCATATAAGGACGCCGGCGGCAAGATGAGTTGGAATGATTGGTTGCATGCCGGCCATCCTTTATACTCCGAATAGATTTCTTATTGACATTCCACCAGATTTGACGTTAGGTTGCTGTCTAGCGGTTGTCTTTGACATTGATGTTCCACGGTTCCATTTGATGTTGTTGATTTCACGTCCAAGTGAACCTGCAGACATGAATGCTCTCAACTGTTCAGGTGTGCAAGAATATGTATAGTACTTGCCACCACCAAGTTGAATCATTGCTCTCTGTGTCTCAGGATCATAAACGATGTCAGTTACGAAACTTGAACGAGCACCAAGATTCTTTCTCAACGAATTATCTTTATCAGAAAAGTGAGGAGAATCTTGTTCAGCCTTACGACCTTTTTCTTTCCACTGAGGGTCAGTCTTACGCTGTGCATAATACTTGTTCAATAAATCATCATGTTCTTTTGGTGTCTGAGCAACAACATATTCGCGGTCATTAGGATTCATACTCCAGTTCTGCACTTGTCCAGGATAATAAGATACTGGAACACGCACATTCTGGAATGCGCCCATTACCTCCCTGACCGGGGGCTCATCAAACATCGAACCCATTGGTCCGGGCGCAGAACCAAAAATATCAGCGATGCTTACAGCCATGTGACCTCCTAGTATGAACCGAATACGTTCTGCATCTTAGGCATCTGCGGCTGTTGCTGATTGTTTGCCAACAGGTTCTGTGTATTCATCTGATTGAATGCCTGTTGGTCAGCGTTCTGCTGAGCTGCCTTCTGCTGTGCCATTGAAATAGCGGCCATGATTACGGGTAGCATGTTTTCCTCCTTTATATCTATCCAAAGATGCGTCCAAGCAATCCCTTCTTGCTGTTCTGGTTTGCCGCCATCTGCTGTGCGAAGTTAGCAGCGTTCTGAGCGTCAATGTTGTTCTGTCCAGCAAGGTTGCTGATGTAAGAACCATAAGCATTAGTTGTGTTGTCCAGAGCGTTCTGAGCATTGCCAAGAAGATCTTTATTCTTGTTATATGTGTTCTGATATGCTTGCTGACCAAGGTTAGCGTTAGTAGAGAATTCAGATAGAGACTGTTGACGATCCTTCATATACTTATCGTAAGCCTTATCTGCTTCCTCAGATGCCAATGCCTGTTGCTTAGCACCAAGAGCGTTTAGATAATCAGAGCTGAACATATCACCAGCATTTGCCCTTGAGTTAGTCAAGGCATTCGTTGCTTGGTTAATTCTCTGGTTAGCGAACTTGCTGTAATAGTCATCTACGCTCTTATCAAACGAGAACTGACCAGGATCGTAAACTTCCTGATTCTCAAGATTCTGTAGATACTGACTATACTTACCAGCAGTATCGCCGTAATTCTGATTTACTTTGTTTAGATACTGTGAATAAAGACCACGGTTCTGACTACTTGCATCATCAGCAGCTTTCTTCGCTTCAGATAGAGCTGCATTTGCTCTATTAACGCGAGCGTCCTGCTGGAATCCAAATACGTCACCCGGGTCAAGAATTGAACCCCAATCCATGATTTCCTCCTTAGAACTGTATAATAATAGCTATGCAGTTCTCTGAAACTTCAAGTGCAGATTGCTGCAAGGTTAAACATTGTCCTGTAATCGTGTCCTTGCGAAACTCAATCACAGGGGTTACTTCATTTCTTTCTTTTAGAAATTTCTGCGGTAGTACATTTGAACCGGCGCTGCATGTCTTCTTGAATAGACGTGCTTTGCCGATTTCAAGACACTTCCAACCGTTGTCAGTCGCAAGTGACCATGTACCAGCTGCTGCCTGAAGCAAGTCTCTTATGCTAGATTTGTCGTTAATGATCATACCGGCGTATTAAGCTCCTGGAATCTGATGTTAGAGTCACTGATAACCCAGTTACACGGCTCAGAGAATGCTACACGAAGGACGCATTGACGAGTCATACCCAAATTCAACCATTTTAGTCTAACAGAATACTGACCGCGAAGACCAACTGATGCCTCAATGACGTTACCATAAGTATATCCGCCGTCACTTGACATTTCAAGCAAAGCCTTACCTTCCTTATTATATTCTGTCATTGAACCAGTATTGCATTCGAGCGATAGTTCATAAATCACGAACGGTTTGTAATTGCTTGTGATTACTGGAGTTTGACGTACACGAAGCAAAGGCAATCTATGCTCGCTATCAAAATCTTCGTAATAGTAATCATCAGCCAACTCATATAAGTTGCCGTTCTCGCAAGATCCCGTGATTATCTTATTGTTGAACCAAACTGCATACTGTGGCATGTAAGGCTTGTTATTGCCTGTATAGAAGTTTCTAGATGAACGAATGTGCCATTCGCCTGTTGATACATCAAAGCAATATGTTTCATTCTTAATTGTGAAGACGTAGAATGAATGATTGTTCTTTGAATATGTCCAAGCACGAACGCCAGTAACATCGTTATCATTTAGAATCTTATCTAGCCACAAAGGTGAAATCTTCTGAACATTGGTATCGTCAATTCTCAAAATACATTTAGCGTTTGACTTACCGGTACCGATGCAGAGCTGTGTATGGTTGATAGATGCAATAGAATACGGAGCTTCTAGACCTTGTTCCTTGTTAATTGTGTAAGATGTTCGCTGCCATGTCTGATATGATTCAGAGTCACCACGCTGCCAGAATTCAATAGAAGATGGACCAAACAGAGTGAGCAATGCACCAACTGATGTCACAGCGATTGTCTTATCTGATGAAGATTCACCGTTGAAATACATCTGAGTTCCATAGTCATCTAGGAAACAGTAGACGCCGGAGTCAACATCTTCTTCATCGACTGTAATCTTATCTGCTTTATACTGAACTTCGCCATTGATGATTTTGAATACTTGTCTTGTCTCACGTGATAGCGGATAAGGAATAGAATAATAGACATATCCAGAACCAGTATCGTTCAATACGATAGATCCTGAAACTACAGCAATGTGAGAAGGCTTAATGTAGCTGTTGTCTTCATCAATGCGTTTTGGAAGGGTAATCTCAACGGGCAATCCTTTCTTAAGATCGTAACCGTGAATGGACTGACCATCAACCCAAAGCAATACTGCTCTTTCACCACCAGATTCAGCAAACTGAACGCAGTTTCCAAGAGCATAGTCGCCAATGACTGTCTTATTTCCACCGCGGTCAATCTTCCAGATCTGTCCGGAAAATGCAACGAACAAGTCAGGCGTATAGTTCAATGTCTTGAGACCAGTCGTTGGCACATACATACCATCGCATTGTGTACCCATACCAAGATTGTCAAGATACTTGATACCAGGGCAGCTCTGCATGAAAGTGCGGAGATCTTTGTTTTCGGGTCCGTCAGTATTACGTTCAGTAAACATATTACGCGAGATAGCCGAACCTTCAATGTTCGGGAATGTAGTCTTTCCGGTACCACCTACAAAGGAATATGTTATCTTTGACTGAGGCATATTAGCACCACTGAACTGGAGAGAATCCATTATAGTAATTGTCCATGTATGATCCCTTGTCAATGAAGTCGTAGGTCATTGGACGATTAGCATTGTTGGTTCTCTTGATTAGACGGATAGAATTATCAAATTCATTTTCAAATGTATCCTTAAGATCCATCAACTTATAACGAAGGCAAAGCTCAGCACAGAGACCATCTTCTAGCAATGTTTCATACATATTGCTGATGTAGAGCGTGTCTTCAATCTTGATGTCAGGAATTTGCTCAAGATAGGTTACTCGCATTTTAGCGGGTGTTCTAGCATTCATTTCAATCTTGAGATATGTAACTGTATTGCCATACTCAGGAGCGTTAATTGGGTCTATTCTGAGATTTTCTGTCTCGACACAGTATTCAGTAGCGAGACCAACCTTTGGCTGACCATCAATACGAATCTTGTCAGCAGGATAAAGCTGAACGTAACGATTAGCAATCCATCTACCAACGCCAGTGACTCTGTCAGGCAATTCTTCAACGAAATGGGTAGGCCATGCTTCTTTCATCATGTTGTTCCATTCCATGAATGAGTACCATGTCTTTGCGCCATAGTAGTTTGTCATTGCGTAGAAATTGAAGCCTTCATGTGCTTCTTTAATGTGAGCGATGTCACCAATCAGACGATTAGATGCATCAGCTGCCATCTCATCAAATGTGTTATACTCGAACCAGTTATCTGGTTTCTTGGCGAATGTAATCTTGTCAGAAACAAATGAATCAAGAACCTTCACATCTTGAAGGATAAGATTCTGTTCATTTAGCTTAGCAATAACTGACTTAAGATCCTCTAGAGCTGCACGCACCTGAGTACCTGTAGCGTTTTGTCCGTCTCCGACGAGCGAACATTTCTGCAAGGCGTGCTGAATTAAACTGTTTACTTGTATTGCCATTGGACGGATCCTCCTATGGGTATTTATAAAGAAACAGGCACGAGACGTAGCCCATGCCTGTTGTTTTGGAGAACAAAATCTCCTATGAATTACTTCTCGAAGTAAACGGCGACTGCTTCACGCTGTTCCGGAAGAGTGAATGCGTGAGGAGCATCCAAACGGCCAAGAACCTTCATGTGGTTACCGTCACCATACTGAGACATCTTAATGGAGATACCGTCAACTGTTTCGGTTGCGTTTTCAGATCCCGGAAGATCGTCAAACTTGTAGGTATCAACACCGAGAGCCTTCTGAGTACGGACCTGGCCAACAAAGTACTTCTTACCTTCGGTCAAGATCGGAGATAGAGTCAATGCAGAGGTGCCAGATGCTACCCAAGCGTTCGGGTTGCCGTATGCCTGTCCTTCAACAGTGATACGGAGTTCAGGAATCTTACCGTCCTTGTCAACGATAATTGCGTAATCCTGATCTGTTTCAATTCCGTCCTTACCAACAACCTTCAAGCCGTCAGCAGAGAATGCCCAACCAGCCTTGAGACCAGTGCCAGATACAGATGTAATCGGCTCAAATCCCTTGCCAGAAACGTCAGTCAATGTGACAGAAGCAGCAGCGGCAGAGATGTTTGTTGCATCAACAACTGGGAGGTTAGCTTCGTTAATCACTGCGGCACCAGCGTACTGACCGAGATAGTTCTCACGGTAGATGTCGCGCTGAATGTCATCAGGGATGAAGTTTGCTAGACCACCGTTAGCGATCTTACCAGCAACAGTCGGCTTTACGAAGCAGACCTTAGTACCAGCAACCTTTGCTTCATCAAGAGCCATAGAGGCATCAGACAAAGTAGCGAAGTTTGCGGAACCAACAACAGCCTGTGCAGCGTTGAAAATGGTCTTATCAATAGCAGCCTTGTCTAGAGACTGAGCCAAAAGAACGGCCTTCGGCTTAACGATTTCCTTCTTGAAGTCCTCAATGTCTGTCAACTTGTTCCAAACATTAACTTCAAAAGAAGTGTTCTTGTTTTCTAGGGTAACCGGAACTTCAACTTCAGTGATGTCGGCAGGATCTGCGTCCAAACCGTCAACTACCTTACCCGGGTCCGGAATGTATACCTTATAGGTACGTCCATACTTCTTGCCATCCAACTGACCCTGAGTCATGTAGGAGGTTGCTTCCTTCAAGTATGGGCACTTGTCAGCGACTTCAGTCGCAATCATTTTCACTTTCTTTGTATTGCTAAATTCATTTGCCATAATGTTTTACCTTTCTAAAGAATTGTTTAACGTCTGAGGAAATCTCTTAAGGCTTTAGGATCTTCAAATAGATCTTTGTTTGGAGTTTCCTTTGCTTTGCCAGGCTGTCCCACGACAACTGGCTTCGTTGATTGTTGAGTCTGCACGGCAGTCGGTGCGGTAGGAGCTGCGGGAGGCGGCGGAACTTGTGCTGCCAATCTTGCTTCCATTTCACGAATCTTGAACTGTCTTGCAATCGGAGTGACGCCTTCGGCAAAT